AATAATTGTTCTTCGTTGCAATCTGTACCATTGTTTAATACCGCCTCAGTGACAAACATGACCAGTATGTTCGCTAGTTGTTCTTTGTTGCAAACGGTACCACTATTTAATACCGCCTCAGTGACAACCATGACAAGTATGCTTGAGGTTTGCCGTTCGTTGCAAACGGTACCACTATTCAACACCGCCTCAGTGACAAACATGAGCACTATGTTTGATAATTGCCGTGCACTGCAAACGGTACCACTATTCAACACCGCCTCAGTGACAAACATGACCAGTATGTTCTCTAGTTGTCTTTCGTTGCGAACGGTACCACTATTCAACACTGCATCGGTGACAAACATGACCAATATGTTTAATAGTTGCTATTCGTTGCAAACGGTACCATTGTTCAACACTGCATCAGTGACAAACATGAGCAGTATGGTTTCTGACTGCTATTCTTTGCAAACGGTACCACTATTCAACACCGCCTCAGTGACAAACATGACCAGTATGTTCGCTGACTGCTATTCTTTGCAAACGGTACCATTGTTTAATACCGCCTCAGTGACAAACATGGGCACTATGTTTTATCTGTGCTATTCGTTGCAAACAGTACCACTATTTAACACTGCATCAGTGACAAACATGAGCAATATGTTCTATAATTGTTCTTCGTTGCAATCTGTACCACTATTTAACACTGCATCAGTTACAAGCATGAGCAATATGTTCTATAATTGTTCTTCGTTGCAAAACATTCCCGAATTAAATTTGACAAAAGTTTCTACTTCCGCAAACAATGTCATGGCGATTGGTGGCTTAACTTCAACCGCAGCGGGAAACCTTGGTCAAGCGAAACTCACTGGGATGCGTTGGACTCAATCATTCCAGAACTGCAAAATGGGTGCAGCACAACTAAACGAAATGTATACTGCACTTGCGGTACTGAACCCCAATGTCACCAATGTGACAGCAGCGGCAGGCGTTGTCACCTATACTGTTGCTGATATCAGGGCGTTCGTAGCAGCCCGCACTGTGACCATAACTGGCGTAAACCCAGTTGCCTACAATTTGACAAGCGTGACCGTAGGAACTGTCACCGCAGGTGCTGGAACTACAGGAACTTTCACAGTCACCAATGCTGCGACGGGAACCTATGTTTCAGGTGGTATTGCCGCACTGCAAGACAACCGAACAATCACGGTTACCGGCAACCCAGGGGTTTCTGGAGACGACACAACAATCGCAACAAATAAAGGCTGGATAGTCACAGGATGAAAGAAGACACTTCAGGTTTCTATAAGTATGAAGAATTGACACTTCACCACGGTCCTAACTATGTCCTTGCGCCCGAATACGAACTGCTCAAGGAAACCAAAGACGACCACACCTACCCAATAGACGGATGGTATTGGTTTGATTCCATTGAAGAAGCCAGAGAGTTCTATAATATCCCTGCGCCCATAATTGAAGAATCAGAAACTTCTGAGGAGATGTAGACAAAATGGCTAGTCCTTTCACACAGCTGTGACACGAGTCTTAATACTTGCAGCTGGAGATGGTTCACGTTGGCAAAACTACAAAGGTGTCGCTAAGCACTTTATCAATATTGACGGCGAGAAAATCTTGCATCGCACGTGTCGCCAGTTTCTCAGCTACACTGATGACGTGTATGTAGTCGGAAAGTCCGACGAGTACGCGTATCCAGGGACCAAGCTATTTGTGCCTCCATACGACATCTCCTGGGGAGACTTTGCCAAGTATTGGTCCTCGAGAGAGCTTTGGTCTTTAGAAAGAACAGTACTTGCACTTGGCGATGTGTACTACACTGATCAGGCAATAGAGAAGATTATGACAATACCTGGCGAGATCATGTGGTTTCTTCGACAGAACCACTCGACAGTTACCGGCGGAAGACCTGAGATCTTTACGCTTGCGTTTGACTCAAGCACACACGCGGTACTTGACCAGCATTTTGAGAGGCTGATCAAGGGTAAAGTTCCTCCTCCAGGCGGCTGGCGGCTGTACAAAAGTCTTGTCCGTCCGCACTATCAAAACAATAAGATGCATGTTGTTATTGATGATGAGACTACCGACTTTGATTTTCCCTACGATCTAGACAATTTTGAGCGTCTAAGACTAGAAAGAAAACAATCGTAAAAGCCTTATAAAATAAGGGCCAAAACCATATAACCTTAACCTTAATGGTATACAATCTGACTTGTACATTAACAGCAGCAAACCGTTGCTAGATAAGGGTTTCGTATGGCAACTAAGAAGAAAGAGGTTGCATTCCTCTACGCACGTGTTTCTACGCAAATGCAAGCAAACGATGGTATGTCGCTAGGCGCGCAGGAGCGAGATCTTAGGCGCGCAGCCGAATTGGCCGGCTTTAAAGATGTAAAACTTCTTCGAGAAGAAGGTCGGTCAGGAAAGTCAATCAAAGGACGGCCAGTTCTTCGTGACGCTTTGGAGAAATTAGATAAGGGAGAGGCGTCTGCGTTGTTTGTAACTAGGATTGATCGCCTGGCTAGGTCCACCCAAGACTTTCTTAGCATCGTGGATAGAGCCCATAAAAACGATTGGCGAATTGTCATGCTTGACCTCAACCTTGACACCGCCAGCTACCAGGGTCGGTTTGTCGTCACAATCATGTCGGCTCTTGCTGAAATGGAACGAGCTATCATTGCTGAGCGCCAACGAGATGTCCATAAGGATCGCCGAGAAAAAGGACTTAAGTGGGGAGTAGATCTTGGCCCGAAGCGCATGATCTCAGACGAACTGTACGAACGGATCGTAGAGCTTCGCGGACTAGGAATGTCGTATGCAAAAATTGCAAACAAGTTCAATGCTGAAGGCATAAAAACGCCTTTTGAAAAACGCTGGTACGCTACAACGATAAAGCAGTACGTTGACAAAGGCGATAAACAGATTAGGCCAGGGGAGGAAAATCCTCAACCCTGACCTAACCGTTTTGGCAGCCTCTCTCCCAAGGCGCCAGACCTTAACTACTGCAATAGCTTTAGCTAGCCACCTGCGTTTTTAATGACGTCGCGGACATACTCTTCTACTGTCATACCCTGCTTGGCGGCGTATTTCTTGATCATCTTGAAGTCTTTTTTCTTAATAGCGACAGTGCAAAGTGAGGCACCACCTACAGTGATGTCTACTTTAACTTTTTTCATCGCGCAAACCTTTGAACAGTTCCCCAGTCAATCTCACCACTTTGAACAATTCGCGGAAGTAGCTGACGGCCAATGATTTGAGCTCTTGAGCCGTGGCCGTCAATTTTAAGTCCTCTATCCGATAGTTTTCGCTGAAAAGCAATCTGTGTCATTGGCTTTTCACCACGCTCTTCGCTCCAAGCTCTATACACAGCGTACAAAGATTTTACTGGTGTTGCAGCGTCTTCAGCTTCTTTCGTTTCTTCAGTTAGAAAAAATCCAATTCTGTCTTCATTTTTTCTGTAAACATCAGCGGCCTCACTGACAGCAGAGCACCACCCTAGCCCATCACGTGCACTAGAGCCAAGCAACTTGATCGCGCCTTCAACCGCCCACGACAATACTGCAGGCAGTCCGCCTTCTGGATCAAAGATGTAGTGCTTGAGGTCTGGGTCTGGATTTTCAGGAACATTCAATAGTGGCACTGGACGAATACGGCGCCACATTGCATCATCAGTAATGATTGGTCTGTGGTTTGTAGTAATCCAGAGCTTAGCACGTGATTGGAATGTAAATGGCTTTTCACCAGGCGAACGTGCTGAAATTTCAGATGAACCAGTCAATTTTTTGATTGAGTTTTCTTTGATGCGCTCGCCGTCTGGCAATTCGTCAACCCATACCATGCGGCGACCACGAAGTTCTGCCCAGTGGTAAAGATCAGAACCATGCGCTTGGCCATCGCCTTGAGCAAGAATGCTTGAGTCAAGTGGCCATGCGTATTGAGATGTTCCCATCGCCTTAACCAAAGCTTCAACCATCGTGTTCTTACCAGAGCCTGGAGGACCGTAAACCATGAACATGACATCATATGTACGCAATCCAGTTAATGAATATCCTGCGGCCTTTTGCAGCCACTCTTGCAATTCTTTATCGCCGCCTGTTGCAAAGTCAATAAATTGTTCCCAACGCACATTGCGAATTCCAGGATTGTAAGCAACTGGTGCGCGTCGTGTAATGTAAAGGTCTGGTCGCCCACGCAGCAACTCACCAGTGCGTAAGTCAACAACTCCGTTCAACACACCAATAAGCGTTTCATCGCTGTCCCAAGACTCAACGTCAATCAAAATACGCGGGTCAGACGTTGCGCTTTCAATCAAACCATTGATACGCGAGTTTGATTTTGCTTGCTGTGCCCACTTAATAACTTCTGATTGCTTGTCTGCATCGTCAAGATAATGAACAACCTCACTCGCAACAATCGGTGCAACCTTCTTTGAAAGCTCGCGCATTTCAAGACTTTCAATATCTGGCTTCCAATATCCACCGTCCCAATGAAACCAGCCAAGACCGGGCGTATACCGAACGGCGGCGCCAAACGAGTCAATCAACCGTCGTCCGTTTCCAACATCTGTAAGCGTTCGCTTACCAGGTTCACCACCCTCCTCCTCACCAAGTGCGTCAGGGTCTTTTGGCACATCAATGTTTGACAGGTTACTTGCATTTGCAAGTGAGTCTCCGTCTTCAACAGATGACAATACCGATCCGCCAATTGTGCCGGGTAAATTTGAAGTCACAGTGTGAGTTGAGCTTTGCACTGGTTTTTGCTGCGTCTGCGCTGGTGTCTGCTGTGCTGGCCTTGATACTGAAGCTCGAGACTCTTCTTGCGACTTGTTCGCCCACTCCTGTAGCCCAGGCCACAAGCGTTCAGTCTTAGGGTTGTCAATAACAAACTGCATTGCGCGACGGACGTGCATAAGCAATCCACCAGGACCTTCAAGTTCTAGTGGCGGACGAACTTTTTCAGCATTGAACCTAATCATCATAGTTTCAACTGCAAGTCGTCCTGCTTCAGTATTTATTGGAAACTTATTTGCAAGTGCGCACGTCATTGCGTAAATATCAACAGCGCGAGAACCTTCGTCAATTCCCTCTTCGAGAAGACGGTCAACATCAACGCGCTCGCCACCCCACTCAAGTCCTTCAAGAAATCCCCAGTCGCCAGAGCCAAGAGAAGCAGACATGTTTTTATTTCTCTTGCGCAAAGTAACGAGCAACTCTTCAGGCGCTTGCGCTATCTCAATTTCCCATGGAGCCTTGCCTTTAACCCACTCGTAGCACACGCCAGAAAAATGACGCGATGGCGCAATCAATACATATCCATTATGCTTGATGTCAATTCCATTTAGACCAGATTTTTTAAGGTTACCGACCAAGTTCTCTGACTCTTCACAACGGTAAAATAAGTGGCGTCCCCGAGTAGCTTTTCCGCCCATCGTGTACGCGCCAGTGATTGCCTCAACTGTCGGAGGCAACGCGCCTTCAACGAGTGCTTCAAACTTCTCAAACGAGTCTGGTCCACCAGACCGCGGGTCAATGTCAATTACAAAGAATCCACTTGGGCGACAGAAAACGCTTACATTGTTTTCGCTGCCTTCTGGCCACCACTTTTGAATAGCAGAAAGATCGCTTGTAGCCTGGCTATTCCACTCTGGAATGCTTGGGTGTTTGCCGACGTCCTTTGGTTCAGCGTGAGTGCCGCCGCACGTGCATCGGCCGTTGTTGATGCCGTAGCATGGCATGACTTTCCAGCCATTTTGGGCGTACCACTGCGCCGCAGGTCCTAATCTTCCAGTAGCTGAGTCCCATGCGCTCATCTGATAAGGCGCCTAAATGACTGTAGAGACATCAATAAAAACGTTGTTGGCATTGCCTAGCCTTTGTGTTGGGAGAGAGCAGATTGTTACTTTATCAAAAATGTTATGCACGCAACTATATCCCAGCCGGGTTGCAAAATGCTGAACAACTTTAAAATCTTTCATATTTATTGCTAGAGACATTATCAAATAAATTACAAGATTGTCATTAGATATACATAGTACATGTTCCAGTACATGATATAAATTAGATAAGTACATTCACGCCTGACCACCGGAGAACTATGGGATCGCTATTTGATGACATCAAAAAAGAAAAGTCAGCTCGAGGCACACGCTCACGAATTGCAGAAATACTTGATGAAATGAGCAAGGCGGATGCTGCAGATCTACTTAAGGCGCTTGATGATCATTCAATTCCTGCATCGAGCATTTCAAAAGCGTTGAATAAGCGCGGACTTAAATTAGCAATCAACGTGATCAGTCGTTATCGCCGCGGTGAACTTGTGACTAAGGTAAACAATGAGTCTGTCTGACGATATTCGCAAAGAAGATGAAATAGCCGAACTACGAGCCGCGCTTAAGAAAGCGCAACAAACGGCGTACAAAGCTAAAAGAGCCAATGAAATCATCACAGAAGCTGTGTTTAGCGCAGCAAGAGACGCAGCAATTGCGTCTGGCCCAGCTAAGCCTTCAGAAGTAAAACGTGAAAAAGACTCGCGAAAAACTAAAGCTGAAGTCGCTCTTATTCACGCTACTGACTGGCAAAACGGAAAACGAAGCATATCGTATGGAATTGGAAAATGCTCTGATCGCATAGAACAATTGACTAGCAAAGTCATTGAGTTGACGACAATTCAACGAGCACACCACCCAGTTCGCGAGTGTGTTGTTATGTTTGGCGGCGACATGGTTGAAGGAATTACTATCTTTCCTGGTCAAGCCTGGGAAATAGAAGCTCATTTATTTGAACAACTATTTGAAACAGTTCGGATAGAAGAAACGATGATCCGAACACTCGCAGCATTCTTTGACAAAGTTCATGTAGTGTGCGAATACGGCAACCACGGTCGTCTTGGGCGTAAGGGCGAGATGCCAGCGAACGACAACATTGACGCAATTAGCTACAGAATAGCGCAAGATAGAACTAAAGATCTCAAGAATGTGACGTGGCAAATGTCCCCCGATTGGTATCAAATGGTGGCAATTGGAAACTACAAAGCGCTGCTCGTTCACGGTGACGAGTGCAGAGGAACATCAAGTATTCTACGAAAGGCAAATGCCTGGGCCACAGGCGTTATTGAAGAGTTTCAAGATGTCTACATGGGTCACTTTCATACCCCGACTACAATGACTATGGCCAACGCCGGGCGCGTGTTCATCACTGGATCGCCAGAGTCGCACAACGAGTACGCTCGAGAAGTAGTCGCAGCAGTCGGCAAGCCGTCGCAGCGGCTTCACTTTGTTGACCCAGTAAAAGGCCGCGTTACCGCTGAGTATGTCGTATGGCTTGACTAGAGATACAATTGCCAAAACGGCAATTGCATCGGAGCCTATATGGCGAAGTCAAGGATCAAATCTTCAAAAACGGCCAAAAATCAGGTCTTAATTGACGCACAAGAAGCAATTTACGAACTCATAGAAGACAACCAGCACATAGATCTTTCCCGTGTTGGTATGGTTTGGGCAGGCATTCTTGACCTTGAAGGGCCTATTCCAACATCAGAAGTTGCTGCCATGCTAAGTGCATATGACCTCGTCAGGGCAACGACTATGGTAGATTCACGGCCGCATTGGGTAAATGTCGTCGCTTTTGCCGCGCTTGCGGACGCTGCAGACACGGCAATGGAAACAAACTTATCTGAAAAACTAGAAACACTGAGTGAAGATAAAACGCCTACTGTAATTGGGTTTGCACCTTCTTTTAAGAATGACAGCCAATAGATTCTTGGTATTATTCTAATGTAGTTTTAAGTACAAAATCACCTTTGCGCGTTTTCGCATTGACTGGAGTTGCGTATGCCTTGGCCAAATGATGTTACAACACGAGTAGTAAGTGGAAGCTACACTACTCCGTACGGAAGTGCGGCTCGTGGTGTGATTACATTTACCCCAACTGTGACTGTTGTAGACGCGGAAGACACGATCATTGTCGCAAGCCCAATTGCCTGTACCCTTGACTCAACTGGCTCTTTTAGTGTAGCGCTTCCGTGTACTGATGATACAGACTTAAGCCCGGCTGGCTGGGCCTATCAAGTAAGTGTCCACATCTACGGTGTATCTCCGTTTACATTCAACACGTACTTGGTCACAGGTGACGGCTCAGAAGTTGACATCTTTGCAGAAATTATTGACATCTTAAATGCCGGATCGTACGGCCCAACAGTGTCAACTTCACGGGGATCTATCGGCCCAGTAGGTCCAACTGGTCCAACAGGCGCTGCAGGTACTGCATCAAACACTGGAGCAACTGGAGCAACTGGAGCAACTGGAGCAACAGGTGCAACTGGTGCAACGGGTGCAGCAAGCACAGTTACTGGTCCGACTGGCGCAACTGGTGCAACGGGTGCAACGGGTGCAACGGGCGCGACGGGTGCAACTGGCGCAGCGAGCACAGTCACAGGTCCGACGGGTGCAGCAGGCACTGGTGTAACAATTCTTGGTTCTTATGCAACACTTGGCCAACTACAAGCAGCGCAGCCGACAGGAGATCCTGGAGATGGTTATTTAGTAGCTGGCAACCTTTATGTTTGGGATCCAGTTGGGTCTGAGTGGGACAACGTTGGAAACATTCAAGGACCAACTGGAGTGCAGGGTGCAACGGGCGCGACGGGCGCGACGGGAGCAGCCTCAACAGTCACTGGTCCAACGGGTGCAACGGGCGCGACGGGCGCGACGGGCGCGGCGGGCGCGACGGGTGCAACTGGAGCAGCAAGCACAGTTACTGGTCCGACGGGTGCGCAAGGTGTGCAAGGTGCAACGGGTGCAACGGGTGCAACGGGTGCAACGGGTGCAACGGGTGCAACGGGCGCGACGGGAGCAGCCTCAACAGTCACTGGTCCAACTGGTCCAACTGGTGCGACGGGTGCAACGGGTGCAACGGGTGCAACTGGTGCAACTGGAGCAGCAAGCACAGTTACTGGTCCGACGGGTGCGCAAGGTGCGCAAGGTGTGCAAGGTGCAACGGGTGCAACGGGCGCAACGGGCGAAACGGGTGCAACGGGTGCAACGGGCGCGACGGGTGCAACTGGAGCAGCAAGCACAGTTACTGGTCCGACGGGTGCGCAAGGTGTGCAAGGTGTGCAAGGCGCAACGGGTGCAACGGGTGCAACGGGTGCAACGGGTGCAACGGGTGCAACGGGTGCAACGGGTGCAACGGGCGCGACGGGTGCAACTGGAGCAGCAAGCACAGTTACTGGTCCTACAGGGGCAACTGGAGCGCAAGGTGCTACTGGACCTACAGGACCTA